GAACTAAAGGCTCATCAAAATCAAAATTATTAGAGAGTGTAGAATAAACCGTTCCAGAACCCTCTTTTATTAGTAAATGATAATTTAAATCAATCACGGCATTTTCTAAAGAATTAGGTGGTGTATCTAATGTCAGCCCCATACCTAACTCGTTTGCAACGCATCCGCCCACTGTTAAATTCTCACCAGGAACAATCTGCTCATCTATGTAAAGTGAGTTCAGTACCAAATCGGCTTCTGTAAATTCAATTCTGGAATAATCAAGTAAAGTAATTGTGCCTGCAATTCTACTTTTACGGTGCATTTCACTTATTTTACTTTTATAATCAGATGATGTATTTAACATTATTCCTCCAAATAGTATAACTAGAAGCAGTATACTTATTATTCTTTTTAACATATTCTCTCTCCATTATTGTTCTATAAAATTAAATGTAACACTTGTATATCCTTGTGCCGTATAATCCGACATTATTTTCGAAACTTCTCCCGATTTAGAACCTGTATAAAATGTAGCAATTCTTATCGCACCAGTTTCCATATCATCGTATTCCACGGTTACAAATTGAGGTCGTACTTTTGCCATAAGTTCAGAAGCTTCCGCTCGGTTTAGATAATTCCATTTACAAAACAATTTACGTTTAGTTGCTATAAATTCTATAAACATTGTGGCAGATTCTGTTCTACTAGCTTCTACTATATCTTCTATATCTATTTTAAAACTAGAAGGGGTAGGAGCTAACCAAGTATCTATTTTCATATTGTTACCCCTCCTGTTCTCATGTTTTGAGTAGACAATACATCTAGTACCATACGCTTCATTTCAACACCCTCATAATTAACTATAAGTGTTGTCGGTTGATTGTTCATTCCTCCAGCCTGTGCTAGTCCTTCTATCATAGCTTGCTTGAGAGCGTCTGTTATCATCTTTTGATTGGCAACAGCCGTTCTACCTCCCAAATTACCTACTACCTCTGGTCCTGATTCATTGGCAACAAACATTTGACCACGTGCTACAGTGCCACCATCGGCTCTTCCTATAAGCCCATAATCTTTTTTCGCTCTTCCCCAATCGGGTATAATACTAGGCATCTTATCACTAAGATTTTTTCCCCATAACAAAAGGTCTGATATTTTGTCCCCTATCCAACTTTTTTGTAAATCATCAGTTGCTTTGGTCACATACTTTACCATTTCTTCTGGGTTATCCATAAAAAATTTGATTCTCCAAATTACACCTAATGTTATTGCTACAGGTATTGCGATAAGTGCTAATTTTCCAAGCACTCCATTCAATGCGGTAATTACACCACCTATTGCTTGTGCCCAAGTTGCCATTTTCGCTACAAAGGCTATTAAACCTATTGCGATTTTTATTTTTATAAATAATTCAACAATATCAAATAGTTTTTCTCCAACCGCTCGCATATCGTCTGACTTAGCCCATTTTTTTAATTTCTCAAATAGCCAAACAAAGAAAGGTTTGCCAGTGTCTTTCCACCACTTACTTATACCGTCACCGAAGCCTTTAATTAGTTCAACTAAATTTTCTAATACAGGTATTAATTCTTTAGCTTTTATTTTCAATCTCTCATAAATAGCACCTGTTTTAGATTCTATAGCTTCTAAAAAGGTATCATAACCCGGCATATCTAAAGCATTAAATTGGTCTTTGAAATAATCTAATGGATTTTCACCATTTCCACTATTTCCATCACTTAACATATTAACTTCATCAAAACTTAACAATACTTTTTTAAGTTCTTTTGCCTTGTCTATGGCACCTTCTAATTGACCTTCTATTGGGCTTGGACCTTCGTTTTCACGATTTTCGATGTTAGACAAATCAATAGGTGTAATTTCAAATCCCATTAATATTGCCATCCTTTCTGCCAAATCTGTTAAAATCCTAGTAAATGCTTGTATGTATGGTACAGAGCGTTGTAACAAGGGGATAAACACATTACCCAATTGTTCATTTAACTCTTTAAATTGTTCATTTAAAACACGCATCATATTAGCAGGACTGGCAATGGTTCTAGCCATATCCCCCATTTTATCAGACGATTGGTCAAACACTGCTAAGAATCTTAATTGTACTTTTTCAGCTTGTGTTAGTTTTTCAAAAGTGATGTCTAATCCGTGATTTAAAGCGACTTGTTTTAATGTGGCTACGTCAAACGAATAACCTAATCTACGCAAGGGTCTTAACTCACCACTTAATGCAGATTGCATTTTCTCCATTGCTGTTTCTATCTTAATGTTGAAAAAAGAAGCGATATCATAAGACAATTGAGATAAAGTCTTTGACATAGCTACCGCTTTATCTTCAACAACTCCAAATCCAGTTAGAATTTGTTTGTATATACCAATATTTCTTAGGAAATCACCTTTGTAAATACCAATTTTTTCTTGAACCTCGTCTGCGTACTCTAAAAATTCTTCCGAATAACTACCCAAGGATACCCTGAACAAGTTTAAATTCTCTTGTGCTATTTTAGCTTGGTTTACCCAACCACCAATAGCGTGACCTATTTTTCTAACAATCGCAAGCGTTACACCCAACTTTAATAACCCGAAGCCTTTGTTTAATCTACTCAAACTTTGAATTGCGGGATTTATTTTGCTACTAAATTTATCTAGGTCTGTTCCAAATTTACCCAACCCTGCACCATTAGCAGACACTTTTTTCAATCTAGTAATGGTTTTGATTAGTTGTTCCAAACTTTTAACAGATTTAGTAACATCTGATTTTACTTTTAAATTTACACTATCAACTGTTTTTTTCATGTTTAGCCTTCGTTTTTACGTTGTGTTGTATCATCCATGATTCTAATCTAGCTGTAGCTTCTGCCAATTCTTTTGTTTGTTTTTCGTCTTTTATTTTATCCATCTCTTCTTTGGTTGTAGGATATGGTTTTACAGGATATGGCTGTGGTTGAGTACCCTCTTTGGCAAAAGCATGTAAGATAGGACTTACACAACACAAGGCATCGTATATATACGCTCCGCTTAACCACGCTTGTTCGTTTCTCTGTTTGTTTTTTAATTCCTGTGCTTTGGTATAATGCTTAACTAGGTATACGTCTTTATCCCAAAATTGTTCTTCGCTCATACCCATTGCCAAGTATAGGTAGAAAATCTCGTTAAAGGTATCAGAATAAGGTTTTGTGGGAGAGTTGGTATTCTTTACCAGTTCTTCTCCCAAGCCACGTTTCCCTGCTCTGTCGGCTCTTCTAGCACCGTTGCCATTGTATCACTATACATTTCTATTAGATTCGATAAAAAAGTTTCTTTGTCGTTAATCGTTTCAAATATTTCATCTGTAATCTCTGAATTTAAATGTTTGTGGTGCATTTGAAAAGCACTTGCGAATAACATTGGAAAACTTTTTATAGGTTTTGCAAATAAAGTTTCAATATTCAATCCTCTATCTTCTAAATTAGCCACTACTCGTCTGTTGAATTCTAGCGTGTATTTGTTTTCGTCATGTGTAATATTAAGTTGTTTTCCCATCTTTCATACTCCTTCTTTGATTATTAAGCTTTTACTATAACCGTTGCTGGATTAATTACAAGGTTCATTTCCGTAACTTCGTTACCACCTTTTCCAGGAAGATATATTGACACTCCACCTTGCCAATCGAATTGTCCATTTACACCTGCTGCACCGATTTGTAATTGCCAATAAATTCCATCGCCATCCAAAGCATTGATTGTGTCATATATATCTGAATCATAATTAGCTGTGAATTCCATTTGGTCCTGTGATTGAACGCCCTTAATGAATCTTTGTGCAACATCGGATAGAGTTGTGATTTCTATCATTTCTGCTGGACCACCGATATTCGGAAATCCTTTTATGTCTACAATTTTGGCAAACGAGCCACCTACTAATTCTTTGTAATTTAGGGTAATCCCTATTGTTGAAATGTCCATGTGTTCCTCCTAATTATTCAATTATTGTTTTGCTTGCTCTTACTACTTTTTTTGTTGTACTATCTACTTCTACTAGATATAAGAAATCTAATTCGCTTGACCCTGTTAATTCTATTACGCTTGCGGTATCTACTAACCAAGCTATATCTGTTATTAATTCTCCGTTTATAAAATATTCACCTAATCTGGGTACAAACGCTTTTTTGTCAAATGAGGCATAATAAAAATTTCCTGCGGTAAGTTTATCTATAGTAGATAAATCTATTTCCCATTCTGAAAATTCGGTTATTACTTCACTGCCATCTAATAGTTCGGGGGCTTTGGTTACTACAGCACAAGCTATAGATGGATATATATTAAACTTAATCTCTAATACACCATTTACATCTGCCCCTGCCACCCAAGCCTGAGTTTCACCGCTTACTCCAAATTTTCCCTTTTCTCCTAGTTTACCGAACCAAATTTGAAAACCGTTTACACCCTCCAAATTAGCAAGTTTTATGAAATCCGCACTTGAATAATTACAAGTAAATTCCATTAATTCTCTACTTTGTACACCTTTAATGAATTTCTGCGCTTCCTCTGATAAAGTTGTAGTTTCTATCATTTCCGCAGGACCACCAAGATTGGGATAGTCTTTGATATCTACCAATTTATTAGCAAATTGGTAAACTGTTCCAACAGAAGCGTCTATATATTCACCTTTAATCAAATAAGCATGTATTGTACTTATTGCCATTGTTTCCTCCTTACATGCTATATGTGTGTTTATCGTTAGACACGACAGCACTATATTTCATGTTTCGTCTATATATTGAAATATCATTCGGGTTGGGTAAAGGACTATTAAATGTACGGATAAATCCCATACCACTCATGCTAGTTTTTATTGTGTTTGCAATAGCTTTGGCTTCTTGCTTTTTGCCTTCACTTTTGTTAGTATAAATATTTATATCAAAGGCAACTAAAATGTGATTTTCTGTATTTCCAGATGTCATACTAGGTTGATATGTAGAATCTTCTGCTTGATTAATCGTCACGCACGGCAACGTATCTGTGATATCGGGGTAGTCATCATAAATTTTAACAGTGCTATATACAGCTCTTATTGCTTTTGTGACTGTATCTATAACTTCATTTTCAATACTTAGTGCCATATGTATCCTTTATTATGCTACGCATTGCTCTTCTAATGTCTAATGATGCTTTGTATACTATCGGGTTAGGTGGGTTACCGTAGGTTAGAATAGCTCCATTCTTCAATGTATATCCGTGTGAACCAGCCTGTCCGTTGTATACCCAACTATGGTCCTCTCTATCAAAAATATAACCTTGTCCTGGATATGTTCCTGCTCCTACACCTAAAGCATTTGCTCTAGGATGTTGTATTGATTCGTAAGCTAATCCTGTTCCAAATTCTATGAACAATGCTCCTACACCGCTTATACCAACTTCACCAATAGCTTCTATTTGGTTTTTATATACATCTAATGTGGCATCACCGTCATAATGTATTCCACCAGAAATACTTTGCTCCATTGATAATTGACCTACTTGTAACATTCTTCTAACTACTGCTGTAGATTGAATCAATTGTAGTTGTTGTTCTAATTTCAATTGATGTATAACTTCGACAATTTCTGCTGTGTTTAACCAATCAAATTCAAGTGTTCTACCCATTTACGTTTCGTTCCCTTATTAAAAACTTACGATTGTTTAGTGATTCGCTGGTTGCTACTATTTTGTAATTTGCCACTTCGCTTGTTGCTCTACCTATCCAAATTAGAGTATCCCCAGTGAATGGCAATTTTTTCGCAACATCCGTGATTGTTCTATCATTTTTTTCTATTCTTCCAAAACTTAAATCTTTGAAACCACCTCTAGGTATTCCTATATTGGCTCTAAACGGAACTGTAGGTTCGTATGTTCTAGTTTTTTCCCCTGTAATAAAATTGTTCTCGTCTAATAAATCTGTTTCCCCAATATATAAAGCATAATAAGCTTTGGTTTTATTTTTTTCCAACGCTCTCATTCTATTGCTCCAACAAAAGGAACAACACCTCTCAACATGCTTATTGGAATGTCAGCATCTTCATAACTTCGATTAATTCCATTTTCACTGTGAGAGGTTTGTCCCTCTGCTCCACGTTTGGCATCTAAAAACCCAGCAATCTCCACTTGCAATAAGGTATACCTAGATGGCACTTCCGTACCATCTGGATAACCAAAAGGGTAGACTATTGAGAGTAATTTAGCCCCACTTATTTCTAGAAGTGAAAGTAAGACTTCATCTGGCGTATCTTCATCCGCATATAATTTTAAATGATTTAACTTCTGATTAATGTCCATCTTTCACTCCTATTAGATTAGGATAGTTTCTTAACTAGGGTCAGGCCTTTTTGACTAGGGTTACGCTCTGCTGTGATACTGGTTTATTATCGGTTTCGTTGACCATTACTAC